TGAGCAGGACAAGGTTCTGGTTCATGTCGGCACCGTCACGGAACGCCTGCCCGTTAGCTTTAGAACCAAGAACCTTGTCCTGCTCAGCCTCCGAAAGACCATCAAGATAAGATTTCGGATCCGTACGGGCATCATCGCTAGTGTTCTCAGACGCCGGAACATTCCGACAATCACAACCAGGATGCCGATCAAATGCCTCAGACTGCCAAGAAGTCTTACCCGCCAGAATCACGCACCGCCCACAAGACGGCGGATTCAACATACGAGTCCACTTCCGCACCCTGTGAGCCCCACCAGAAACCTTCTCAGCAGAACGCCCAGTATCCGAAAGCAACGTGCCAGCAGACAACGCTAGATGCCTGCCGCCTCTTGCAAGCGCCTCCGCAACATCCAAGCCCTGAGCAACAGACTGCTTCGCCTGAATGACAGCCCCATACGCCAAAGACGCAACCGGCAAACAATCACCAGCCACACCCACAAACCGGGAACCAGCAGACTCATACAAAGGAGCAGGCGGATCATCAAGAACATCAGGCACATACGCCAACGCCCCATCAGCAACCCGCTCCTGAGCCGTGAACAACACAGCCAACAAAGCAGGCTCAAGACGCGCATACGAAGCATCAAAATCAGAACCCATACGCCGCCACTGCCGAACAACAGCAGAAACCGCAGCACCAATCTCAGCACGCTGAAAAGCAGCGTAACTAAGCGCCGCCTCCGGAACCGTCTGCAACATTCACCGGCTCCTTCGAAGCAACCTGAGCAAGATACGGATCCTGCATCTCAAGAGCCCGGTAGTCACGGTCACGGTCCTTCTTCGCCTGCGACCAACCAAGCTCATCCTGAACAGACTCACGAGCAATCACACCCTGACCATTCGCATAAAGCTTCGTCAAAGCGTCAGCCTTCTGCGCAAACGTCGGAGTACCAGCGTCATACCACTCAGTTTTTATCTGATTCGCCAGAGGCCACACACCAGTGCGGATACGCTCAGCGATACCCATCACCCAAGCCCAACCATCACCCCACGACGCGGCCTTACCCTCAGCGTTCAACACCAACCGCGACTCATCAGCACGGATAGCGCCCTCAGCAGCAGGATTCACCGAAGTCTGACCCAAATAACGGGTAGGCAAGCCAGTCACAGAAGCAACCATCTGCGCGTAATGACTCACAGTTTCGTGGAAGTTCTTCATGTCAGCGCCGTCAAGCTGACCAACCTTCGCGTCCTTGTTAGCATTAGCCCACAACGACCCAAAGTAAGCCTGCCAAACAGGCAACGGGTTACCCTCAGAGTCAACAAAGTCGCCCTTGGTCATACCCAGCACATACCGCTTCGGAACAGCGATAGTCTCCAACGCCAACTGCCCATCAGTCACAGCACGAGCAGCAGCATCAACCAGACCAATAACGTCCTTCATCTCAGAAACGCCAGCCCAGTCACCAGTACGGCGCCGATTCAAGAACATCACAATCGGCACGCGACCAAGATTGTGCACATCCGGGGCGTTATCAGGGTCAACATCCCAGGAACCGCCGCGCTTCACCAGCCAAGTAGTCTGGTTCGGCTCATACAACGTCGCGTAGACTGGCGTCGGGTCCTCAGCCGTCCCACCATAGAGGCGCAGCGCAGAACTAATCCTGCGAGTCCGCGGATCCACAATCACGGACAGCTCGCGAGGCGACTCAACCGTGATCAACGGATGATCAGGATCCTCCAAGTTCGCACCCACGCACACAAAACCGCGCCCGTAAATCAGCGTGTCCTTATGCAGCAGGCCAGCCTCAGAATCCAGGTTGTTCGCGTCCCAATGCTCACGCAAAATATCCGAAACCGTGTTCTCGCCAGGAAGGATGAAGTCCTTGACCCGAAGACGCTGCTCAACCGAATCAACAGCAACCCTTGACCAGTTGATGATCGTCTCAAACCGGCGCAGCTCAGGCGGAACAGCCAACCCGATATGCTCAAGAACCTGCGTGCCTTCGTAATACTTCCCGTACTTATCATCCAGGCGGGCGAAAGTCTCAGCCTTGTCAGTCAGAGACTTCACAAGAGTTGCTTGCGCAGTGCTCAAAGCCACTTGGAGCCCCTAACTAAACACGAACATGCGTGAATCGGTTTCTTCGATGTTGAATTCATCAGCCACAAGCGCGTCTGACCACGCCTCATAGCAGAGGATGGAAGACATCGCTTGGTCGATCTTCTGGTTCTCGTTGGGCTTCCCCAAGATGTACCGCTGCCCGGTACGGGCACGGACGATGGCGTTGAGCATGTGAATCTTCGTAGTCGGGCAACCGTCATGCCGGAACGCTGACTCGTCACCGTTCACAGCCTGCTTGAACGCCTCAAGCAACGGGTGAACCTTCGAAACACTCGAAGTCTCCCAAGCAAACACTGTTGGCTTGCCGTCATCGTCCTTGTACTGCGCCTGCCACTGCTTCAACTCAAGACGCCACGAGTCATCCTCAACAACTTCCATAGCGTCAGCTTCAGCAGAGATGCCACGAGCCGAACCAGCAGGGTCAAAGTACGCCCGCACCACGTTGAAACGCTCCTGCAACTCATCAAAAGCCGCACGAACTTCACCACGCGGAATCAGCAACGAACCATCGTTCGGGCGCCAAATCGTCGGCACCTTATGCGGCCCATACGTCGGCGTGAACTGGTATCCGTCAGCGGTCATAGCCCGGAAACCAGTCCAGTCGTTGTTATTGGACAAGTCGCCGGCAACAACAATCGCCGTACCATCAGGAACCTCACGCGGAGCAGCCTTACCGTCCCACGGGACTTCCTTCAACCACGCACCAGCACCCTGCACCCTGCGGTTCCCATAGAACCGCTCAGTCTCAGCAGGGTCGCGACGCATCGCAGCCTCAATATCGGCCTCAAGACCAGGGAGGTTCATCAAAACCCATGGCGCATCCGAGTAATTGAACTTGAGGATCTTCTTACGATCAGCCTTATTCGACCACTTCAACCACTTCGGGGGCTCAATATGCTGGACATACACCGTCTTGTCAGCCGGGTTTTCCAGAATGTCCTTCACAACGTTGTCCGTCGCAGGGTCGTCCGGGTTCGTCATGATCACGCCACGACCACCCATAGCCGTCAGTCCGCGGGACTGGGTACGGTACACGTTCCACATGCCCTCGGTGTCGTACAAGCCACCCTCATCCCACAGGACGTAGGTGACACGCTGACCCAAACGGCTCTTAGCCTTCGCAGTAACAGGCACAATCTGGCACTGTTTACCACCAGGGAGGCGGATAACTTCCTCGCCAGTACGGGTGATCTGCTGCCCCAAAGGGCCAAAGTCAATCATCGGACGCAACGAGTCAAACGTGTTCGCCGTCTGCGCCTCAGAGTTGGCAGTGATCTGAATCAGCGGAGACGACCATTTGCGCGCCATAGGCTCGCCAGGGGCGTACTCGTACACCCAGCCGCACTCACAGCCCTGATCCGCGCAATCCCACACCTCACCACCACGGGCAAACCCGGCAAACAGCGCCGGCCCAACAGCCTCAACACAAATCAGAGCAGCAGCAAGAGGCGACTTGCCCTTTTTCTGCGCATCAACCAACACAGACAAGCGATGAACAAACGCAGCAGACTTAACATCAGCCGAAGCATCCGAATGCACCGCATAATGGTTACCGATAAAGCAAAGCTGATAATCCCTCAGCGTGAACGGCGGCTTGTTCCCATCAAGATCAAAATCCCCATCAGGCACAACACAATGCTGCTCAATCCACTCAGGAACAATGTCTAGAGTCGGACCAGACCACCAACGCAAAGCCTCAGACGCAGTACGCGGCTCACTTCTCATCACCTACAGCCTTCAATCTGCGCTCCCGCGCTGACATTCGACCACGGGGAGCCTCTTGAGTAGGAGTTTCACGGCGAGCGCCAACCTCATCACGAGCAACCTGCCAGCCGTTCAGCCGCAAACCCGCAGGCGTCAAACCAATCTGCTCGCGATAACGGTGCAACTGACCAACCAGAGCAGCATTCGCCCCAGGATCAAGCTCAACAGCCACCTTCAACCGGCAATACTCACCAATAACAGGCCACCGCCACGACTCAACAGCCCAAGCAGCACCCTGCGGAGAACGCCAAGCCTCAACCCACACCATTCCCTCACGGCTATGAAAATCTGCAGAAGCACCCTCATCCACCTCACGGACCTTCGCGCCATCCTTGAAATGCTCATCGAAAAGCACAATCGGATCCAACGGAAAATCAGGAATCGGCCCCCGATAACCCTCAGAAGGAAGTGCCTGAAAATTCAAACCGCGAGCAGCAGAACGGCCCGAAGACGGATCAGCAACAGGCCCAGAACGGGCACGAGCACCACCACTAGTCACAGCGGATCACCGCCCTTCTGAAAAGTTTTGAACCCTCCGCGGACTAATTTCACCTCCCCGGCGGTCTGGCTGGGGTGCCCCCTATGGGTCCCCTCCCCTGGGGGTGTGGGTGCCCTATGTGAGCCTCGGTTAGGTCGGTTGTGTGTGTGCTTTGGTTCCGCCTGCGCTTGTGTTGCAGAAGGCATGTGATGGGCCTATGTACTTGCCACGGTCTGTGTCGTCGTGGTCTAGGTGCCAGGGGTCGCCTTGCTTGATGCGTTGACCGCATCGTGCGCAGTTGATGAG